GTCCGTGTGCTTCAGACTGAAAAGTACCCAGATATGCGTGTGGTACTGGAAACCGTACAGCGCATTGAAGAACGTCTTTCGTATGCCTTCCTTCTCAACACTGCTATCCAGCGTAATGCGGAGCGTGTGACAGCAGAAGAAATACGCTTTATGGCACAGGAACTAGAGTCAGCCCTTGGTGGTGTGTACTCAATCCTGTCACAAGAAATGCAGTTGCCTGTCGTAAGAATACTTATGGACAGTATGTCTGCATCTAAGAAGATTCCTAAGTTGCCGAAGGGTACAGTCACCCCTGTCATTGTTACAGGTGTGGAAGCTCTGGGACGAGGGAATGACCTCAACAAACTCAGGACATACATCCAAGACCTAGTGACTCTTGCACAGGTAAGCCCTGAGACAATCCAACGAATCAACTTTGGTGACCTTGTAGCACGACTAGCTACAGGACACGGCATCGACACTATCGGTCTGATTAAGACTGAGCAACAGCTTCAGGAAGAAATGCAAGCTCAAGCGCAAGCGCAGGAGCAACAGATGATGGCTGAAGCAATGAAAGATGCCGCACCGGGGATGATGCAAGAAGCTGTAAAACAGCAGAGAATATAACACATGACAACACCCAAGATGACTTTGAAGAACGATAACCCAAAGGCAGAAAAGGCTAAGAAGCCTGAGTATCCAGAGTGGCCGGGACGAGAAGTTGCTGAAGTTGGTAAAAAGTATATCAACAAAAAAGGCAACATCATCCAGTTGGGAGCGTCTAAATAATGGCTGAAACACAAACTATACAGGTAGAAGGTAATGTCACAGGCAGTGAAGCTCCAGTACCAGAAGTTGCTGAAGACCGTCCTGAGTGGCTACCGGAAAAGTTTAAGTCTCCTGAAGAACTTTCTAAGGCATATGGTGAGTTGGAAAAACAATTCACTCAGAGCCGCCAAGAAGCTAGTGAAGCTAATACTTCAGAGCCTGAACAACAGAATACAGCGGATGCTCGACAAGCTGTAGAGAATGTTGGTGTAGACTTTGAGGGGCTACAACAGGAGTTTGCTGATAACGGTGAGTTGTCAGCCAGCACTTATGATGACCTAGAAAAACGTGGTATCCCCCGTGATATGGTGGATACATACATTGAAGGGCAGAAAGCCCTCGCCACAGAATATCAGACAGAGCTATACGGCTTTGCTGGTGGTGAAGAAAACTATAATGAAATGGCTGAGTGGGCTACCGAAAATCTTTCGGATGACGAGGTAGATGCTTACAACGATGCAATCGTTTCAGGTAACTCAGCACAGGCACGGCTGGCTATTGATGGCCTCGTGCAACGCTACCGTAATGCTGAAGGCGTACAGCCAAGGCTGGTCGGTGGTAAGGCATCCGCATCTGTGGATACCTACAATAGCTGGGCACAGGTGACCGCTGACATGGCGAAGCCTGAGTATAAGAAAGACCCAGCGTTCAGACAGGCTGTGTCTAATAAACTAGCGAGGAGTAATCCTTCATAACTTAACCAGCCTACCAAGGCTGTTAGAAAGTTATCTCTATCCTACCAACAGTTTGGCTCTCTGCGGAGAACACCCTTATCTGGCAAGTTGTGATTAGCAGAATAACAACCATCTTTAATTTTAACCTACGAGGACACGATTATGGCAAACGCTAACGTATCCGAAATTGGTAAGGTAAATAATGCTGGTACTGCTGATGCCCTCTTTCTGAAGGTGTTTGCAGGAGAAGTCCTTACTAGTTTTGAACAAGCTACTGTGACTGCCGACAAGCATATGATTCGCACCATTGCTAACGGTAAGTCAGCACAGTTCCCCGTGATGGGTCGCAGTTCAGCGGCATATCACACTCCGGGCAATGAAATCACTGGCACGGATATCAACCACAACGAGAAAGTCATTACCATCAATGACCTTCTGATTTCCAGCCACTTCATTGCAAACATTGATGAAGCGAAGAACCACTACGATGTACGCTCAGTCTACTCGCAAGAGATGGGTCGTGCGCTTGCTTTCCAAATGGACAAGCACGTTCTTCAGACTATGGTGCAAGCCGCCGCAGGAACCGCTAACGTGGGTGACTCTGGCTACGCCTCTGGTACTATCATCACCAGTGCGAACTCCGGCACACAAGCCGCCGCACTTATCACGGCTCTCTATGATGCCGCTGAAGCAATGGATGATGCCTATGTACCGTCCGAAGGCCGCTGTGCCTTCCTGAAGCCGGAGCAGTATTATCTGCTGGCTAACGCTTCTAACGCAATCAACGTGGACTTCTCAGGCCAAGGCTCTATCGCCACTGGTCAAGTCCCACAGCTTGCTGGTCTTAACCTGATTAAGACTCCGCATCTGCCTACCGCAAACGTCACTGGTACTGGCGTTGACGCTGGTGGTGCTGGCGGCGCACAAGCTGTCGATGCGTCTAACACTACTGCCATCGTCACACACCCATCTGCTGTGGGTACTGTGAAGCTGATGGACTTGGCTGTTGAATCTCAGTATGACATTCGCCGCCAAGGTACTCTGATGGTTGCTAAGTACGCAATGGGACACGGTGTCCTGCGTCCTGAAGCGGCTGTTCAGATTCAGACTGCTTAAACTCTCTAGCGGAAGTCTTTCGGGGCTTCCGCTTTTTTTTACTTTTGAGGAACAATCATCATGGCACTTGTTACACCTACCTCTGAACTAGAGGCTGTCAACATCATGCTTTCAGCCATTGGTGAGTCTCCTGTATCAACCTTGAATAACGCATCACTTGTTGATGTGTCATTGGCGCAGTCGATTCTTAAAGAAACATCCGTTGATATTCAGTCACAAGGTTTACACTGCAACACGGAAATCAATTATCCGCTAGTCCCTAACGTAAGTGGGGAAGTCATTGTACCCAATAACTGTGTGCGGATTGATACCACAGAAGCTTCTGCTGACGTTGATGTAACGCAACGGGGCAACCGCCTTTACGACAGAAAAGAGCGTAGCTTCAATTCATTCAGTGGAACTCTTTATGTGGAGATGGTTCTTCTCCTAGACTTCTCTGACCTACCACAACACGTTAGGCGTTACGCTACGGTCAAAGCCGCAAGGCGTTTTCAAGCACGATATGTTGGGTCACAGACCCTAGGTGGATTTACCGAAGTCGATGAACGGGAAGCACTCGTTCAGTTTGAACGGGCTGAGAAGCTTAACGAGGACAACAACATTCTGTCCGATAACTTCGACACATACAAAATCCTTTCACGAGGTTCGCCTCGCAGAGCAGTAAGGTTCTAATCATGCCTCTAGTTTCTACCAGTATTCCTAACCTACTCAATGGGGTTAGTCAGCAACCGCCGCCATTGCGTCAGTTGACACAGGGAGAAACTCAAACCAACGCTCTGTCATCAGTCATTGATGGGCTTATCAAACGCCCACCGACTGAGCATATTGCAAAGGTTCTTAATACATCATTAACCAATGCCGCTATCCACGTTATTAACCGTGGCGTAGACCAACAACACGTTCTGATTATTACTTCGGATAATGTAACCGCAAATGTCTATGTGTTTGACCTAGCTGGCAATCAGTTGACTGTCACTAATGTAGGCGCAACACAGATAGCATACCTTGTTTGCCCTAACCCAGCGCAAGACCTGAAGTTTCTTACAGTTGCTGACTTTACGTTTATCGTAAACACGACAAAAACAGTCGCACAAAGTACAGCAACATTCCCCGGAACACTACAAGCAACTAAGAAGCAGGAGTTTTCTGACCTACCTACCAACGCATCTGTAGGTCAAATCTTTGAGGTTGTGGGTGACGACAGTAACGCCTTCGATAATTTCTATGTCAAGGCTCTTTCAGCAGACACTTATGAGGAAACCGCAAAACCGGGAGAACGCTACGCTTTTGATAGCCTAACAATGCCAATGAAGATAACTCCGGCATTTAGTAGTGCATATATTAGTTCGACTAATCCAAATGGCACATACTTTACTCTGGATTTTAATACATTCTCCAACCGTGGCGTGGGCGATTTAACCAGCGCACCATTCCCCTCTTTTGTTGGCAAAAAGATTTCTAACATCTTCTTCTACAAAAACCGACTTGGGTTCTTGTCAGACGAAAACGTAATTATGTCTGCCGCTGGTGACTTCTTTAGGTTCTGGCCTGAGACTGTTACCACTATCCTTGCAGACGCACCTATTGATGTGTCAGTCAGTCACACCAAAGTTTCACTACTTAAACACGCTATTTCGTTCAACGACTCGCTGACGCTGTTCTCAGATTCGACACAGTTTACAATCGACAACCGTGGTAACCTGACACCCCAGACTATCTCAATCATCCCTAGTACGGAGTTTGAGAACGACTCAAGTGTTGCCCCTGTCGGTGCTGGTAACTTCCTGTACTTCATTTCTAAAAAGGGTGATTACTCTAGTGTCCGTGAATACTACATTCAGTCTGACACCGTTATCACAGATGCTCTTGAGGTAACCGCACACGTTCCTAAGTATCTACCGAAGAACGTGGTGAAGATGTCTGCGTCTAGTAACGAGGACATCCTTGTCTGCCTGTCGTCCGAATCTAGGACAAAGCTGTACGTCTACAAATGGTACAGCGATGGTAAGCAGAAGCTACAATCTAGCTGGTCTACATGGGAGCTTGCATCCGGGTCATCTATTCTCGACATCCAGATTATTGAGAACACCCTGTACATGGTTGTGAGCCGTTCTGATGGTGTGTATCTGGAAAGCATCGACTTGCAGTACCTTGACGATACAGACCTTGGGTTCAACGTCAGGGCAGACCGTAAGTTTACCCAGACAGGCACATACAATTCTGGGACTAACACAACGACATGGACACTCCCATATCAATACACCGGGGATGTCATCGCTGTGAAGTCTGGTAGCTGGCCTACACGCAAGGGCGTGGACATTACCACTACCCGTCCAACCAACACCACAGTGGCCGCTACAGGCGACTACAGTGCCCATCCCGTCATCCTTGGTATCCCATACACGATGACCTACGAGTTCTCTGAACAGCACGTTAGAGAGAAGGATGGGAAGCAGTCTGTGCAGTCAGGCCGCTTGCAGTTGAGGACGATGCGTCTGAACTACGAAGACACAGGTTTCTTCAAGATTACAGTTACGCCCGAAGCCAGACAAACCTACGAGTATGAGTTTGCTGGTGTGGTTCTTAACCAAGCTAGTTCAACAATCGAAGATGTCATTCTATCTGATGGTACATTCCGATTCCCGGTTCAGTCTAAGAATGACCGGGTAGCTATCAAGATTGTATCCGATAGTTATCTGCCTGTCGCCGTTCAGAACGCTGAATGGGAAGGCTTCTACAACATCAGGTCACAGAGAATCTAATGCTAAAAATGGTAGATGCACACCCTATGGATGCTATGTATTTAGCACCCAAGCTACGAGCTATAGACAACCTAGAAGTGAAGGCCACAGGCCGCACACCCTACGAAGCACTGAAGGCTGGCTTCGACTTGCCCAACAGCAAGGTAATGTCAGCCCTCAATACTGACGAACAGGTTGTCTTTATGTGTGGCAGTGTGCAGTGCCCTAACGACACTGAGGCTGGCATCGTGTGGATGTTGGCATCAGACGAGCTAGAAGATACCAAGAAGGACTTCCTGAAGCTCTGTGAGCCTACAATCAAGTACCTGTGTGAAGGGTACAAGTATGTATATAACTTTGTCCATGTGACAAACGAGAAGAGCATCCGATGGCTCAAGTGGAATGGGTTTACTGTAGATACAGAAAATACATATGAGCAAGGTGGAGAAGACTTCTATCTATTAAGTAAGGAAACGTGAAATGTGTAGTCCAACAGCCGCTGTTTCAGGTGGACTTCAGCTAGGCGCAAGCTATTCAGCCGCCCAGTCTGAAGCCAGAATGACAGGGATTAGAAATGCGGCTTTGACACGTTCCGCAGACAGCGCACTCGACATTGATACAAAGATTTTGCTTCGGCAAGCCGATGAGCAGGGTGACAAGTATTCACAACAGCGATTCGATATTGCTCAGAAATCAAGAGAGATTCAAGCACAGGCTAAAGTTGCCGCTGGTGAAGCTGGTGTAGGCGGTAATGCAGTCGAGGCACAACAAAGAAACATCAAAGGGCAAGAAGGTAGGATTGCTGTCCGTGCAGAAAAGTCATACGACAGCATCATGCAAACCATTGCCGACAATCATACCAAAGCTGTCAACAACATGGTCGCACGAATGAATGGACTGCCACCTGTCAACACCCCAAGTTTGCTGGCTACAGCACTGAACGTGGGTGCAGGACAGATGACAGGAGAAGCGGCCAAACAGTTTGATATATGGTTTGATAAAACATTTCCAGCGTGAGGATTGAGATATGGCAGAACCAAGACGGCCAGTAGCCGATTTGCCGGGGCTTACCCAGACAAGTATCTCAACCGCAAGACCGATTGATGCTTTCGCTGGCGCACCCCAATTTGATAAAAAGAACGCTTTAGCTGACGCTTTCTCTAACCTAGGTAAATCAGGACAGAAAGCCGCCGCACAAGCACAGGCCAAGGCAGAAAGGGAACGCCTTGAGCTTCTCGCTCAGAAGGCAAAGAGCCACGCCAACAGGCTGGTAGCAGAGTCAGAGAACGGTGTTATTACCTCTGTCCAACTTAAAGAACATTACGCTGACCTGTCAGATGCAGTTATTGCTAAGATTGTAAGCGCAGAAAACTCTAGCTCATTCTATTCGATGGCGAAGGGTAGGCTCTCTGGCCTTAGTGATGACATCATTATGAATAAGGCCGGGCTTGAGGCTACCTACGCTAAGATTGAAGAGGAAGCTAGGAAAGCAACTATTGACCCGGCTACGGGTGAAATCTATGAGTTTGCTCAAGGCGGCGCACTAGACGGTGTTACCCGTGCTATCCGTGAGATGAGCTATGTACACGCAAACAAGCGTGATGGCATCGTCCGTGACCGTGAGAAAGATGTTATTTCTGGTAAAGTCTACGCATTGTTTGACTTGCTGGGGAGCATTGACAATGAAGAGAGCCTACGCCTAGCCACAGAAGGCATTATGGCGATTGATGGTGAGCCTTCATCATTCGATAAGACCACCCGTAAGGGGCTGATTGTAGACGCACTACTAAACTACGATATCAAAAACCCTGAAAAAGACTCCATTGCGGAACGCATAATTGATTCGATGCCTTGGTTGAAGGGAGATACGACTACTCAAAAACTTACGGAAGCACTCCCGAAGATTGAGACAGCTAAGTATAACGCATGGAATCGCAACAGGGTGATGAACGCTGAAGCTGAACGTGTTCGTATTGAGGATGGTAAGAAAGCAATCAACCAGACTCTTATAGATGGTAATGACATAAATCTGGCCGACTATGTTGATAGCCCAGAATTGTTTGATTATGCACAGCGTAAGCAAGCAACGTCACTCCTAGACCCAAAGCAAAGTTCTACAGACGCACAAAATCTAGCCGATAAAATCCAAGCATCATACGAAAGTGGTGACTTTACATGGATGGCCGGGATGGAATCTGGCATGACTCCAAGCATGGAACAGCTTAGAGATTATATTGATAACCAACAGATTCGTCCTGAACACGCTGAATTGGTTAAAGCAGGACTAGAAGATGCTGAGAAAGGCTTCTCCATTCTGCGTGATAAAGACACCCAAGATTTCTTTGACGCAAATATTGGCAAGCGTGTATCCAACTTTATGCGGACAAAGATTGACGCAGGGCTTCTCAAGTTTGAAGGCAACTTGGACTTGGAGCTTGAGGTCACACAAACATTCAACCGGGAGTTCTCTCGCCTATACCGTAGGTGGCAGAAGGATAACCCCGGACAAGAGTTGCCAACCGCACAAAAGGATGAGTTCTTAGATAGAGCAAATGCTGTGGCTCGTGAGGAATACAACGAGTTAGTAGCTCTGGCTATCAAACCAGAACAGACACCGCAAGCACAAGAGTTTCAAACTAACCAGACTTACCCGGTTGGTGAGGATACTTATGCTGTGTTCTTGGGCGGTGACCCTAATAACGATGCTAACTTCCGTGTACTTGACCCGGATGACCCACTTGATGCAGACCGTATTGACGCTTACAAAACGGCTGTTGACAACGCCGCCGCACAAGCGGAAGCAGATGCGGCTGAGTCTGCAAGGGTTGCTAGTCTACCTCTGAAAAAGAATGAGCAGATGGACTATCAGAACAACTCTATAAATCTAAACGAAAACCAAATCGCTGAAATCAACAAGCTTTTGGAAGGTACAGATATTACACCTGAATCTGTTCAGGAAATCATTGCTACCGTCCTTGGCGTTCAAGATGACTCAGACTTCCGATTTGGCTCATTCGGTGGTGGTCTGTTGAATGACCCAGCAAACCGCCCTGAAGAACAAGCATTGGAAAAACTGGTTGAGCAGTTCTTATCTGAACGTAATTAAAGGTGAATGAAATGGGTACATACTCTGACTTTATTAGGTCAAACCAAGGGGCTACCCAACCATCACCGTCATTCTCGACACAGCCACAACAAGCTAACACGGGTGGGTTCAATCAAACATATAGTAACCCATCCGACATCACTCTCTATGATGAAGACCTTATCAATGACCGTGATTTTGTAGCGGCATCGAAAGTCATCTATGAGATGAATAACAGCAAGTACGCTGAACCACTTACAGATGATGAGTATGCCAAGTATGGCATCGAAATGATGGGGTGGTTTAACTGGAACTTGCCTAAGATGACCCTTGATGCGTCACGCATTTCTGGGGCAACCGACAGTCAGAAACGTGCGTTCCTCTATATGATGGACTCGTATGATGACCTTGGTATGTCTTGGAATGGCACAGGGCGTTTGTTTAAGGGTGTGCTTGCTGACCCCACTACATACATCGGTATCACCACATTTGGCCTTGGTACAGCCGCCGCTAAAGGTACGGCAGTAGCTACTAAGGAAGGTGTGAAATCTATCCTGAGACAGTCTGTCAAAGGTGGTGTGATTGCTGGTGTCGAAGGTAGTGTCTACGCAACGGCTGATAATATTAATCGTCAGGTAGTAGAAACATCGGTAACTGGTGAAGACATTGATGTCGGAGAAGCGGCTACCGCTGGCGTGATTGGCTTTGCCACAGGTGGAGTTCTAGGTGGTGGTGTTACGGCTGGTGTTAAAAAGGTACAGGCTGTACGAGCATCCAAGAAAGCTACAACGCCTAAGACAGAAGCACTGCCGAAGCTGGTAGACGAACTTCCAGAGATGACGGAAGTAGAGCGTTTGGCCTCTACTACTCCTGCTGGTAGACTCCGCACAACAATGGATGCGGTGGTCAAGAAAATTAAGCAGACCGTTCCTGCCGGGAAAGTTGCCGCTGTCGGTGACGATGGCGTTCAGAATATGGCGCAACTTGTGGAAACGATTGCTCCCATCAAAGAGCTTATCACAAAAGCCGCAATCAAGAACAATGACGAGTTTGTAGATTATCTGACAAAGGTTGGTCTAACAGACGGTCAAAGTCAGGCTCTTGAAGTTGTCACAAACCAGACAGCGACTGTGCTGAAGGCACGGGTAGCTAACCTAATTGAATTACAGAAGACAAAGGTTGGCGAAGAAGCACAAAAGATAGCTGACGAGATTGATAAGATTGATGATGTCATCACTCCTATTGACCAGCTTGATGCCGCCCTGTCTACCGTTACTGGTCAGCGTCTACGGGCACGGCAAGAAGGTATCAACACAGGTGAACTGAGAGGGGTGACTGTAAAGAGCCTTCGCAAACAAGGGCTGTCTCGCTCAGACGCACAAAAGCAATTTGAAAGTCTGGTCAAGGACAAGGTTGCTAAGTTTGAGGCAACGCAGGAAATCCGTGACCTAAATGTAAAGATTGAAGCCGCACGACAGCGTGGCGATATCCCAGAGTACATCACTCTAAAAAAGCAGAAGGACACAAAAGAGTTAGAGTTCAAGAACGCTGAGTTCAAGCGTGAAGGTAAGTCTGGTATCTACGAGGCTCTCAACAAGCCTATCAAAGTCCTGAACGAGATTATGATTAGTTTTGTATTCTCACCTTCAACTGTGATTGTGAACCTTATCCCTTCTGTAGCCAAGATGGTCTACAAGCCACTTCTCAATAACTTTATGAAGAGTGGGCTTAGCAGGGCATCAGGACGAGCGTTGATGGCTGAGTATTCATCCATTCTTTCTATGCAGGGAACAGCGTTTAGGTCAGCTATATCAGCATGGCGTTACGAGCGTTCAATGCTGACAGGCGACTCCGCTAGGTTTATGGAGAGTTACAACACAATCCCGAAGAACCTGACGATTGCTGGAAGACGCATCCCTATTCCTGTAGGTGGTGTCATTCGTTTCTTCCCTAGGCTTCTGCTGGCATCAGATGCGTACTTTGAGCAAATTCACTACCGGGCATTTCTAGTAGGTCAGGCAACAGCCGGGGCTATGGAAGACGGCATTGCCAAGAAGATGTCAAAGACTGAGTTAGATGCTCACGTTGCCAAGAAGGTAAAAGAAGCTGTTGATGATAGCTACTCACCTGAACCAAACGCCATTGATGTTCTTCGTGACGATGGCATCTCCCGTGGTCTTTCTGGTAAGAAGTTAGAAAACTTTATTAAGAAAGAACTGGATAACAATTCCTCTGCGTTCCTAACTGCCACAAATAAGGGCGGTAAGGATTATGTGCAGGATGTGTTGTTTAAGCGTGACTTTTCTGGTGAAGGTGCGGCCTCACGGCTGGCAAAGGGTTACGAAGGTTTTGTTAATAGAAACCCGGTAATGCGCCTTGCAGGACAGTTGTTCTTCCGTACACCTGTGCGTGTATTTGAAGAGGGGCTTCGGCTAACACCGGGACTTAACCTTATCTCACCTAAGTTTCTTTCAGACTTGCGAGGTAAGAATGGTGAGCTACGACAGATACGGGCACAAGGGGAAGCCCTTGCATCGTATGCTATTGCTGGCTCAGTGTTCTCACTATACGCCACGGGCAACGTCACAGGTTCGCTAGGACAAGATTACAAACAGCGTAGACAAGCAGAAAACGCTGGTGAGCTAGAGCCGTACACTATCCGTTTCAGCGATGGTAGTACCTTCAGCTATCGTAACCTAGACCCGTTTGCGACTCCCATCAAAATTATGGTCAACGCCCTTGAGCGTTACGAAACATTGATGTATCGCAGAGAGCAAGGCGAGAAAGTTGATGACACGGCTTTTGAACAAGCGTATGGCATGGCGGCACTAGCCGTTGGCTCTGTCGCTCAGTCTATCCGTGACGCTAACTTGGCTTCTGGTGTGGATGCAATCATCAAAGCATTTGAGGATGCACAAGACCCAGAAAGCTCTGACCAAATCATTAAGCTGATTGGACAGAAGGTACAGACCTTTGTGCCTAACACGCTCTACAAAATACAGATGCTGGACAATCCCGTCCTTGGTGACCCGGCAACACTAGAGCAGTTTATCCGTCAGCGCATAAACCCTGCTGACCCATTAGTTCCTAAACAGTACACGGCACTAGGTAATCCAAGACGGTTATCTAACCCAATGCAGAACCTAATCTACTTTGACCGCATTACAAACGAGGAACGCAAACGTGGTATGCCCGAAGCTGAACTGAAAGTAGAACAGTTTCTATACCGTTTGGCTCAAGTGGGCGACACACACTTCACTGCCCCTTACGAAAACAAGTATCTTCCCGGCTATGACTTACGCAAAGAGAAGACCAGAGATGGTCAGGAATCTTTGTACGATAGGTGGATGAAGTACACCCGTGAGGCTGGTGTAGTTGAACGTGTGGGAAGCCTGATGAACCTTCCTATGGGTACGGCATCAGACGTTGGCTTTGCAGAGCAACAAGTGAAACGAACACTGAACGAGGTACGAGAGCAAGCATTTGTCCGGCTTATGAAAGAGCAGGGTATGCTTTCAGTTTACCGTGAAGCAGTAAGACGGAGTGAGCTAAACAAATCGGGACAGAATTATATCCCAAATATACCATATCAAGGAAATAACTAAATGGCTTATGCGATTACAAGAACGACAGGTAACGGTAGTACCCCTACCTTTACCATCGGGTTTAATTACAGGGATGAAGCCGACTTAATCGTAAAAGTCAATGGTGTCACACAGACCCTAGGGACACACTTCCAAGTGACCACCGGGGGAACTATCATTGACTTTTCTCAAGGTACTTCCCCCCTTGGCGCACCGACAAACGGACACGCCATCTTCATCTCACGTTCTACTAGCCAGAATACACGGCTGGTGGATTATGCGGCTGGTTCAGTTTTTAAAGAAGCTGACCTAGACACCGACTCTGAGCAGGGCTTCTTTATGTCACAGGAAGCCATCGACATTGCTAACGAGTCGATGACTGTGGATGCTAACAACCGCTGGGATGCTGATAACAAGCGTATTGCGAATGTTGCTGACCCTGTAGACAACACTGATGCGGTGAACAAGCAGTTCATCTCTACCAACATCCCTAACATTACAACGGTAGCTGGCATCTCGTCAGACGTTACGACTGTCGCTGGTATCTCTTCAGATGTCACCACAGTTGCGGCTGACCAAGCTGACATTGGCACAGTCTCGTCCAACATCGCCAGCGTCAACACTGTAGCCACTAACATCGCTGATGTGGTGACTGTAGCGAATGACCTGAACGAAGCAATCTCAGAAATCGAGACTGCCGCTAACGACTTGAATGAGGCTACCTCAGAGATTGACACGGTTGCTAACGCAATCACCAACGTCAACACAGTCGGTACTAACATCTCCAATGTCAACACTGTAGCTGGTGTCTCTAGCGATGTGACCACAGTAGCTGGCAACAACGCCAACGTATCTACCGTGGCTGGCATCTCAGGTGATGTAACGACTGTCGCTGGTATCCAAGCAAACGTAACAGCGGTTGCCGGAGATGCGACTGATATTGGCACGGTAGCGACAGACCTCGCTGGGACTGACACAATCGGTACGGTTGCCGGAAACATTACAAACGTCAACACCGTTGCTAGTAACAATACCAACATCAATACGGTAGCTGGAGTGTCAAGTGACGTTACGACAGTCGCTGGCATTTCTTCTAATGTATCCACTGTGGCAACTAATAACGCCAACGTGACGGCTGTAGCTGGTAACGCTACGAACATCAACACGGTGGCTGGTGCGGCAACCAACATCAATACCGTAGCCGCCAACCTGACAGACGTAAACAACTTCGCAGATACCTACTTCGTAGGCACGACTGCGCCATCAAGCCCTACTGTTGGTGACCTCTGGTTCGACAGTAACCCCGGCGTACTGGTAATGAAGGTGTACAACGGCTCTGGCTTTGTGAACGCTGGTTCTGCTGTGAACGGTACGGCTGACCGTGAGAGCTATGTCGTAGGTACGTCCTCTGGCTCGTACACTGGTTCAACCACAGTCTTCCCTGCCACATACGATAGTGGCTTTGTAGACCTGTATCTGAACGGTGTGAAGCTGGTAAACGGTACGGACTTCACGGCAACTAATGGTACGTCAATCACGCTCACCTCTGCCGCCGCTACAGGCGACACCGTAGACATCATCTCGTTTGGTACATTCACGCTGTCTAACATTGCGGCTAATGACCTGACCGATGTATACACCACAGGCGTAGCTGATGGGCAAATCCTTCAGTACAGCGGAACGAACTCTCGCTTTGAGCCAGTTACGTTTCAGGGTGGTGCAGGATACTTCGTTGGTGAGAACGGTACGACAGGCAACACCAGTACAGGCTTGGGTGACATCTTCCGTGTCCATGAAGCCGCACTGGATACAGCAACAACAATTCCTAGTAATACCAATGCTTTAGCGGCTGGCCCTCTAACCTTGAACGCCGCCCTGACAGTGAACGGCACAGTAACGGTGGTGTAATATGGCAAGTATAATTAACGTAGACACAATTAACGAAAAAACTACTGGCAACGGGGTACAAATCCCCGGCCATGTGGTTCAGGTTGTACACACAACGAACACTACAGTAGACACTGTAAGTGTAGCGGCTGATTACCCGCAAGCATCGGGCTTCAAGTTGTCCATCACACCTAAGTATGCGACCAGCAAAATTCTCGTAATTTTCAATATTGACGCATGGCTTGATGCAGGAAATAACCCCAACAAAATCGGTAAATATGGCATCCGATTGAACTCTCAATCAAATCAACTGCAAGCAGAAAAGAGATTCAGCGTATATCACGTTGACGAAACTGGTACGGATTTTGGTGGCGAAGTATCAATGGTTTATCTTGCCGAACCCAACACTACTAACACCCAAGAATACGAATTGGTGTTAGGTCGCTGGGCATCAGTTTACAACAACAACGTGAAGATGAACGGTGGTGGCTTCGGTCACTCGTCCATTACACTTATGGAGATTGCACAATGACGACACTATACGTTGATAATATTGCGCCTAATCTCCAGAGTACGATTAGTGCGCCTAACATAAAACTTCCTACAGGCAGTGTCATTCAGGTTGTAACAGCAAGGTCAGAAGGGGGAGCAATCTCTTCCACCAGCACTGGATTTGTAAATTCGGGAATAGGAATTTCCATCACGCCAAAATTTGCAACTAGTAAAATTCTGGTGGAAACAAGTTTTACAAGCACATCTTCATCAGGAAATTCAGCAAACGCTGGTACTACCTTTAAATTCTTCAAGTCTATTGCTGGTGGGGCATATTCCTCGATAAGAAGTGGCAACGGGTTTCTTGAGTATTCCAGTGACAGTGGAAACTACAACCACAGTGTAGCGCACATGATGGAAGAAATTTCACCTAACACTACAGGCGTAGTGGCTTTCAGGATTTACTACAGAACCCTTAGTGGTTTTGTTGGAGGCATCCAACGAGATTGGGGTGGTGTTAACGTTAGAGCGATGGAGATAGCAGGATGAGCAGTATTCTAAAAGTAGACGCTATCCAAAATGCAAACGGTACTAGCGCAATTTCCATAGATTCTTCTGGCAATCTAACAGCACCGGGAAATCTGGATTTAACTGGATACGTCAAGAACAATAACCCCTGCTTCCATGTTAAAGACAATGCAACTTATACATCAGGTGTTTTGTTTTCTGGGTCTAGTAACCTTCAGATTCCCATAAATGTTGGTAACCACTTCTTAGGAAGCAATGGTACATTTTCTGCCCCGTTTCAGGGAATTTATATGTTTCACGTTTTAACTATGGCTCAAGGTGGTAGTTATGTTCGAGCAGCAATTCGCCACAACAGTACTACAATACAAGAGCATAGAACGAATGACGGAAACGTAGGACATTATATGCAAGCATCTTCTTCAGTAATAGTAAACATGGCTCAAAACGACACTTTCAGTGTGATTTGGAGTGCTGGAACTATTGCTGGAAATCACAATGAAAAACAAATGATGGGCTATTTGATTGGCTAACTTTAGGAGAAATCAATGACCGATATAGCAACAGCACTTAATAAACTTGGGGTCACTGAGTGGGTTCTTCGTGGAGAGCCAACGAGTGAAGCTGAGTTCAACGAAATGTTCCGCAAAGTAACTGGCGCAGATGCCAGTGGAACAGCAATCGAATCTGACGACACCTCTACTTGGGGTGTTACATGGGCGCAAGTATCAGCCAAGAAGACTGAGCTTGTGAACGCTGAACCAATGCGTCTGCTCCGTGAAGAGCGTGACCGTAAACTGGCCGAAACTGATTGGTGGGCTATGAGTGACCGCACGATGACCGATGCTCAGACAACTTACCGTCAAGCACTTCGGGATGTTCCTGCGAACTACACCTCACTGGATGATGTTGTCTGGCCTACTAAACCATAAGGGGGCTTAGATGACACGAGCAAGAGATATTGCAGACCTCGTTGATGCAAACGGGGACATTGTTGCAGGGGCATTAGATAACGTCCCTGCTTCTAACGATGCTTCTGCGCTGACTACGGGGACACTCCCAGCGGCGAGGCTGGGGGCAGATTCGGTTGACAACACCATCTTAGATTTAGCCAGTGATTTTGCTGGCATACATATTGGTGGCACTGGAGCAGACAACGAACTCGACGACTATGAAGAAGGCACGTTCCAAGTCACCTTGGCAAGGTCTGGTGTTACTGGCTCTGACCCTAACAATAACACCCAAACCGCACAGTATGTAAAAATCGGGCGTATGGTGTTCATTGATTTTACCAGAAAAGGTAGCACTGCGCCGTACTGGAAGAATGGAACTGGAAACTACTCGTCTGGTCAGGCTGTTACAATCACTTCAAATCTTCCGTTTAGCCCAAACTCAAGCAACTCGGTTCACTTAGGCCATTGCAGGACTTTGAACGATTACGACTCGTTGGGGCTTGGCTGGAGAAGTGGCTCAACGACAATCTATCTCGGAACTGGTGACGATAACAACTACGTCAAGCACAACAACGCAACAACATCCAACAGCCAGTCGAATGTCACTGTTCAAGCCCAGTTCTGTTATTTCACTACATCATAAGGGGTAAGCGATGAGCCTATCGAAAACCGTAACCACCGACAAAATTGAAATGGTTGACACTGGACTTGGGTGGAGTGTCGTACAAGTGCGAGAAGCACACATTATTACTGAAAATGGGCAGGAGATTTCTCGCAGTAATCACCGCTATTCCATCAATCCTACTGATTCTTGGTCGGAGATGCCTGCCGATGTTCAAGCTATTTGCAGTGCGGTTCACACATCTGCTCGGCAGACAGCCTATTCAAATTACATGGCAAATAATACGCCTGTTGATGAGGGCTAAAAGTGAAAATGTCACAGCAACTAGAGCCTGAACTAAAGGTTCAGATGGAACTAGATGCTCACGAGAAGGAATGTGCCATCCGCTATGAGATGGTGCAAAGTAAACTTGAGAGCTTGGATAAACGGATGTGGCGACTTGAAGCCATGATTATGGGGTCAACGGTAATTATCGTTGGCCTCGCCTCGTCCCTGCTAATGAGGATGGGATAATGATACCACTTCCAGTAGTCGATGCAGTACACATCGCATTGACTCTCACCGTTATCATAATGTTGATGAAAAAATGATACACGCTTTTCTGCTCTATGTTTACCTAGGGGTAGGGGCAGAAAAGAGTTTAGTTAGCAACGATATGTACTTTTATGACATCAATCGTTGCAACTACTTTGCCTCACGAATATCCCGTGAATATTCCAATTCATACTATCGCCGGGGGTCTAATATTACAGCACACTGCTTGCCTGTACTTGTAGGTAAAAATGTAGTCATTTACGAATAGGAGATACGCCGATGTTGGCAGAGTTAGCGGCCGCTAATGCCGCATTTTCCGTGATAAAACAAACTCTTGCCAATGGTCGTGAACTCGCATCTGCTGGAAAAGCTATCGCACAATTCGTAAATGCAGAAGACGAGTTACAGAAGCGTGGCAACAAAAAGAAGAACTCATTCTGGCGCAAAGTAGGTGGTAGTGCTGGTGATGACCTAGAGGAATTTATGGCCTTAGAACAGCTTCGGACGAAGAAAGCTGAACTAGAGTCGGCCATGAAGCTGTATGGTCGGGCTGGACTACACGGGGATTGGGTTAGGTTTCAGGTTGAAGCCCGTAAGCGGCGACAGAAAGAAGCCGAAGAAATGAAACGCAAGCGTCAACAGCTAATAGAATATACCATCGCAGGAGTGTTGATACTCTTGGGTGGAGCTATAGTCGCATACTTTATGTGGATGCTGGCGTTAGCAGTTAGGACAAACTAATGATTAACGTATTACTACAAGGGCTGTTTGGTGTAGCCAGTAATGCTGTCGAAGGTTTCATCGAAACTAAGAAAGCAAAGGCCAAGCAAAAGCTCGTCAAGATTGAGGCAGAAACTAGCCTCATGGAAAAGCAAATTGCTGGTGAAATCGAATGGGATGTAGAAGCAGTCAAAGGCTCAAAGGAAAGCTGGAAGGACGAGTATTTAACAATTTTGTTCTCGATTCCCCTGTTGCTTTGCTTCCTGCCGTGGAC